TCATGACGCCAGCGCCCTCCAGAGTGCCTTGATGATTAATGCAACTATCATCAGAACGCAGGAGCCCAGCCCTGCAACCAGCAGACCAACGAATGCCATCAGCGCGATGTCGAGTAGCTTATTCATCCGATCATCCTTCTCAGCAAATCGCACACAGCAAAGAAACAATAAAATCCCGTTGTTAATCCCATCCCCGCGAGGCTGGAAAAGAAAAGGGTCAGCAGGGCCAGTTCAGAAACTTTTTTCACGGGTTTGTCCCTCCGTAAATTTCACATAGGTTTCCCAGCCACCGTGCCGACTGACCATTTCACCCAGCTGCCAGAAGCAGGCATCCAGCCATTTGATGCCGCGCGGCTTCAGCTTTGGCACGGTACCCCAGTCGATGAAATCCGTGTTACTGCGGTCCAGATACGAGACGAAATCGAGCATTTGCAGGTAGCGGTACCAGCGGCGCTCAATGTTCCAGCCCTTATCAGCCAGGTAAGAGTCGATGAACCCCTGCAGCGCTGGCTGATTCAGCGAAATATCCCCATACTGGTGACGGTAGATCGGGCGGCGATGCAGACTGACCAGATGGAACAGGTATGCATCAGCAATCCATGTAAGTGCCTGCTGGTGGCGCTCGAGGATTGTCCGTATCGGTTGATCGAATTTACTGTGCATTGCTTCCTGTCTCCGGTTCTGTTCTTTCGTTCCAGTTAAGGATTGCGCCTTCCTTGCTGTCCGGATGCTGCGTTGCATTGCAGCAACCGCAGTTGACGAAAAACATTTTTTCTCCATCAAATTCACGGAGCGTTTCAACCAGGCTAATGCAATCATTCCCGCAAAATGGGCATGGTTTCAGCAACCTGTCAGGATTCATGCCGTCCAGTGCTGGCGGGCAAAGTTCAGGAATTACTGACATGAGTACCAGGTCTTTTTTCAGAAATCGGGAGCTCTCTGCAATACTTACAGCCTGACTGGTAGCCTGGTCTACGCCTTCAGCCTCAACCTCAATTTTGAGTGGATAACGATCGCCATCCGGATAATCAGCAACAAATGTCACCGAGTAGGTAGATCCCTTCATTATTTTACCTCCGGCGCGAAAATCGCTTTGTCGTGAGAAAATTCGCCGTTCCAGGTTTTTTTCATCGGCAGCTTGCCCTGCATGTACAACTGATAAAGACGGTGACAGCCATCCTGCAGAAGAACCGGTGTAAATCTGGTGAACTCCTCCGAGCCATGCGGAGTGATGTGCGTTTCATCTTCGGTGAGATATTTATGGCGGGCATAAGAGGCGACACGCCATTTAGGGCTTTTTTCTGGATCGCGGCGCTCGTTGTAAACCCAGTTGCGCTGAAGCGCCCACCACATCATTTTGTTGATGTTCACACCGTTCAGGCATTTACAGAATGCCGGGATTGTCATGCCTTTGGTGAAGTGCTTCTCCAGGCTGGAGACAGTAGCGCTGAGAAGCTGGTTTTCGCCGCTCAGACGCTGGTTATCCTCTGAGAAGTTCATCAGCAGGTTGCGCAGCGTGGCCGGATCGCTCAGCAGACGCATGGCATCCACAGGAGCCGGGTCTTGCATATCTTCCAGCTTATCGACCAGTGACCGGCGCACGCCTTTGGATTCCCGCGCTGCAACACGGAGTGCTTGCTTGATGAGCATGCGGATAACAACCTGATCTGCGCCTCCACGGGCTTTATCCATGGGGGTTACGAAAATTTCGTAGGCCTCCCCATCGAGCTCATCTTTGATGCGAGCCACGAAGTCATTATTGCGGATCGGTTTTTCACCGCATTCTTTACGGGCATCATTGACCATTTGCAGCAACTTCTGACTGTCGATAGTCTGAGCCGACACAGCACCACCTGAAGGCAGGCGAGACAGGGAAATATCAGTTTTCATGATTTAGCTCCAAATGAACGGCGCAGGGCCTTTTTAAGTTTCTTTCCGTTATTAACGGTGCAGTAAAGTTCGGCCAGTTCCTGTGCCATCATCTGTTCGCCAGTTTCCTCGTGGACGAAATATTGATTCGGGTTTTCCTGAATGAACTTCTGCACAAATGGAAGCGCAAGAAACTCATCAGGACTGTAGACGCGCGTTCTTTTTCGGGCGTGCTTTGCCACCGGAACCTTGTGTGCGGACTCAGCAGAAAAGACATTCGCATTATTCTGGTTAGCCATAGTTACCTCAGTGGATCTGTGAATTGATTGCAGTGGTTTCGCCAGCGCGAAGTTGCGCCGCCACATCAATAAACAGGTCATCCAGAAAGTCGGAAAACCATGAGTATCCCCGACGCTCCTTTTCTTCATCGTTGCGTGCGTAAAACAGATAAACGGCGAGATACTTCTGCTCTGGCTGTTCAGACAGAATTGCGTTCTCAACGTGGACTATCAGCACGTTTTCGATGAGTTCCCGCGTCAGACCAAGCGCAGTGTTACCGGCTCTGAACACGTGCTGACCGTCACGCATACCCCAGCGGTTGCCGCACTCAATCAGATAGCTCAGGGCCACGGTTGAACGCATGGAGTGAGATACACTTTCTGCCCATTCCTGCTGCTCCTGAGGCGTCAGAGAGTTTTTGCCATAGCGGTTTTTATCGAGCATCCACGCTGGTGGGTTAAATGTGCCGTTGGAACGCGCTTTAAGGTCTTCCAGGCGGCTGACCAGCCGGGCCACCTGGGCTTTTTCGATGTCGTTCACTTCTCAATCTCCTGGTTGTAATCGGAATGACTCATGAGCTGCCAGTCTCTGCCGCCGTTCCGCGACAGCAGACGCCAGCGCGGATTAACTGCCAGACTGAGATAGCCTCTGCGGTAAGTCCGGCGGGCAAACAGGCGACCCCGGCGGTACTGAGTGAGTTTTCTGGCTGCCTGTGCTAATACCCACTCAGGGGCTTTAAACGCTGTCAGTGACATGCCATCAGCCCCTTAATCCAGTGGAGGATGGGGGGGCAGACCGTCCATCCTTCCGACTTAGCGAATTCCAGAAAGCCATCGAGCGTTGCGGTGAGTTCATCTTTGCGCAGGCGCATATCCGCTTTCAGCTCACCTTTCTCGAAATAAGCAATTACACGGCCGGTAAAGTCGGGTGCGACGTGCAGCTTTGCCGTCAGCGTTGCGTCTTCGAAATTAATCGCGCTCATCACTGCTGCTCCTTTTCTGCAAAAGCCTGCTCAACCAGGTTCGAAAGTAGTGACGCAATAAACGCGTTTCCGGTCTCGTTCAGCTTTTCGAAATTACGCGAGAGGCAGTTTCTGTAATGTGTGCTGATTTTTATTGCCGCATCCTCCGGAGAGGAAACCGCCATTGCCGGACGTTCGAATAATTTAATCAGCGCCTTTTTTAATATTTCGGGTTCAAGGTCGATAGTGGTGGTTTTTCCGTCAGGCAGCTGTACGGGTTCCATATATCCGCGCTTACTTACTTCTGTCATTTTGGCGTAAATAAGGCGTGTGCGATTACGTTCAACTAAGTTACTCATTTCTTTTTCTCACCTTCAGCGATTAACCATGATGAAATGCCGTAGGATAAATCGAATGCGAGATAATGAAGCGCACACAGTTGCTCCTCGTCCGGCCAGTCTTTTGTTTCGCTTATTAACAGAAGCAGGGCGCTGAGTTTTTCAGCCTGCGAAACACAACTATGTAGATCTTTAACCATGATTACCTCCCAGCCCACACAAGCGGTCTCTGGTCTCACCCAGCGCCTGCTCACGGAAAAAATGGTGAATACAGGCACTGAGATTCAGAGCATTCCCGACTAAAGGATTATTTTTGGAAATCCCTTCAGATTCATTTTCATAAATGATTAACAGCAGCGCGTTGAGCTGTTCGGCACACTCTGCCGCGCGTTCAGAATCAAATGCAGCACTCATTATTTGATCCCGTATGCAGCGCGGAGAAAAAGGTTAGCCAGAACGTCATGCTTTGAAAGGTGGCACGTCCGGGCATGACGGTATGCGGTTGAGTCTTTAATGTTCATTGTATTCACCATCTACTTTGATGGACGCTAAGGCGTCAGAGTAATTTTTACGCGCTATCAGCAAAGCATTAAATGCGCCCGGAACAGATTTGATGTGTTTGATCGTCTTTGCCGGGATTTTGTTAATATCAACAAACTCAGCAACAACATAAATATTGTCATCAACGAGCGCTTCCAGAGTTTGAATATAAGGCGGATCAACTTCAGTGCTTAACATGAATTTAATGTGCATTTTGATTACTCCTGAAATTCGGTTGCAGTTATCCCCAGCGCAGGCGCTGTAATTTACTTCTATCTATTGAGTAATCAGCAGAATATGTTTTCTATTTTTTTCAGTCTTTTAAATAACTCATTGGCGAAGTCTGATATTACAGCTGTCATTACGCACTGGATGTTGTCTGCGTCATCAGGGCCAAAACATCCCTGGAGATATATTTGCGTAGTGTGTTTTATTTTTCCGGCCAGTAGAGTGACATCAAAAATTTCGTCACTAAGATCTGTATTGCTGGTCCTCTTTTCAGCAGCAATATTACTGGTGGGGTTATCATCGATGTTTACGCTAAGCAGCAATGACTGAATCTGGAATAAAAGGCTTTCCACGTCATTACCGGTAAGTTGCTCACGAGAATTAATAAGTGCCCTGGTGGTTGATAAAGCCCGTTCGATTAAAATACTGTCTTCATGGTTGCTCATTTTACGTCTCCGCTCTCAGCGCATGCGGCAGCATTAGCGTAGTCATGGGCAATATCTAATACATTACCGCCCATCATTTTTAATTCGTCGTCATCTGACATCTGCAATACCCTGCCCGCACCCAGCAGGCAGGCAATATTTATGGCGAATGAGTCAGACGCAAGGTCAATACCTTTAAAGGCAGATCCGATGTTGTTCACTTCGCACCTCCGGTATTCTGCCGGGCCGCGTGGAAGGTGGCGGGCTCATCCGAAATAATGCCCATGCGATTTTTAATGAGCTTATTTCCATTGATCACGATATGTGCCATATCAACTTCACGCTGAACGTCTTCGTGTAAAATTCCCGGCCCCACAAAGTCAGAACTTTCAAGAAGGATTACGGTCATGTCATTAAGCTTATCCATATTTTCCTCTTCTGATACATATGTATTGCTCTATAGCGCGTCTCAGGACTGCTTTCATATAGAGAAGGTCAGTGCAATGGTTGAAAAAAATATCCTCAGATACCTCGAAAGCAGAAAGGGTGATTACCTTGCCCTTGCTTTTAGCCCTAACACTGAAGATCTTCTTAAGGTAAGTCGTCAGCTGGCCGAGAAACGTGGTGATGCTGTTGCTCCCCGATACCTGTTGAAGCCTGCCGAGTAGAATCTTCACCAGTAAGCAGCCACATCGGATCGCAGCTGAGCGCACTGGCGAGAGGGATGATTTTGTCGCTGGCTGGAATGGTGGTGTTCTCTTCCCAGGCTTCGATGCAGGAACGGGTAACGCCGACGCTGCTGGCTAAATAAAACCGGCTGAGATTGCGCAGTTCGCGCATGGATTTGATGCGGCTGCCGATGGTACTGGCGGTTGGGTAGTAGAAGGGGCCGAGGGGTGTCGAAGATGAACTGGCAAACGCGGCGTTACTTTTTTGAGGGGTAAGGAATCGTGTGTCGGAGGCCGCCATGGCATATTCATGAGCTATTTCCATCAGCTCAGAATTGATTCCCTTATAGTTCTCGCCTTCCATTAGCCCAATAATTCTCACCGCACTAATTAGCGAGGAAATATTGCTTAAAGCGGAAGCTGGTTCCAGAGTAAGCCCATCATAAGATCCAAACATAAACCCTCCAGTAAGCATAATTCAATTCTCATGAATCAAGTTAAAATTGATGCTGTGAGAATAGCTCTGGAGTTTCTTGTCGTCAAGTTAAACTTGATTTGATTTTTGCTTTTAAGAACCCATGGAGAATAGCCCTATGCAAACATCATAAAAGCTAGCCGAATCTATTGATATTGAAAGGCACTGAAGAAATTACCTTGGATTGTATGTAGAGTAAATCTGTAGCTTCTTTATCAATACTCCAAGGTTGATAGTTAGAATTGTCAGACAGTACAACAATCTTCGACCCGATTTTCTGAAGGCGCTTTACATAACATTCGCCCTCAAAGCAAAACGCATAAATGCCATCCCCATCAAAATAAGTAACTGTCTTGTCGAGAAAAAGAAGATCACCGGGAGAGATTGTAGGGCTCATGCTATCACCTCTGGCATTTCCAATTTCAACGTTTTTGAAAGGTCTGTTGCCAACGAGCTGGCTTGCATATTCCGGATCGAGCTCGATTGACCTTACAACATCGACGAAATCCCCCCTCAGACTGGTTCCACTTCCACAACTAAATTCAACATCCATTACCTGAAATGTTACGCTATCTTTGCGTTTTTCTTCATTAGGAGCAGAGAGTTTTACGCCCTCGGTTTCACCCAGAAACCAGGATTGAGGCAATCCGCTTATTTTGGACAGTTCGGCCAACCTCTTACCTCTGGGGCTGGTTACTCCCGATGTCCAGTACTGTACGGATTGCGCACTAACTCCCATCTGACGTGCTAATTCAGCCTGACTCCAGCCTTTCATTTTGAGTAGTTCGGTTATAGCGCTTGCAGTTGACATGTAACCTCCTCTGTTGCTGTTTCTGAGCACATTTCGCCATAAAGCGTATCTTGATTTTATTTTACATCACGTAAGTCTAACTTGCATGTCAATTAAAACTTGATGATAATGAGTTTATGACAATTTAGACTTGATGGCAGAAAGATGAACGAGTCCATACGACAAAAAATCACACTAGTTATCTCTCAACGAGGGATAGCCAAAGCCCTGGGCATAACACCACAGGCCGTTAATCAATGGTTTATCAAATCAACAATCCCTCCGCGCTTTGTTTTACCTCTTTGTGAGCTTGTCGATTGGATGGTTACCCCGCATGAGGTGAGACCCGATCTATACCCATCAGCTAAGGATGGTCTTCATGATCGAGCTACGGAGTTCCAATCATGAAGCCCATCCCCGATCGCATCTTCAACGTCATGCTGCTGGTCTGCATTGTACTGGACGCTATCACGCTTTTCTGGCTGTACAGGAGTGTGTGACATGTCACGAAAAATTATCGGTCATTCAGCCATCGACAAACGTTATCGGCTGGACCCGCGCTACTTCAAACCGCTGCTGCCGGATGGCATTCGCTATGACCCGGTGGATGACGCGTATGTGCTGGTGGCTAAACCAACTTTGAGGAACAAACCATGAATAACCTGATCACCAACAAACCATCGATGACCAGCCTGGATATTGCCGAGCTGGTGGGTAGTCGTCACAGTGACGTTAAGCGCAGTATCGAAAGGCTGGCTGAACGCGACATTATCCGACTACCGCCAGTGGCGTTTGTCGAAAGAATCAATAACTTAGGTCACACCGTAAAAGGTGAGGTTTACAATTTCGAAGGCGAAGAAGGCAAGCGCGACAGCATCATCGTTGTTGCCCAACTGAGTCCTGAATTTACTGCCCGTCTGGTCGATCGCTGGCGTGAGCTGGAAGAGGTTGTCAGTCATCAGCCGCTCTCCGAAATGGAGATGATCGCTGCGATGGCCGCCGATGCCGTTCGTCAGCAAAAGCGCATCTCGCACGTCGAGGAAAAGATCGAGTCCGTTGCTGAAACCGTTGAGAGCATCAAGCGCGGCACCGTTCCGGCTGGCTGGATTGGCTTTTCAGAGCTGAAAACGAAGTTCGGCATGTCGCCGCTGAAGTGTAAAACGCTGGCCAGCGCCTTTAACGTTCCCACCGATACCCATAAGTTCCTGACGCCCGATGGCCTGCTCGGCAGTCGCGGCATCGTCAATCACGCGTCTTTCATGGCTGCGCTTCGTCAGATGATGTCCGAGGCGGAATGCCGCGGCACTCGCTGGTGGCATCCAAAAATGGGGATTTTCCAGATCCTGAAATGGGGTGAGTAACCATGCATCCGCATGACTTCATCCGCAAAAACATCATCAGCACGCTGCTGGCTGAAGGCGTGGCGGCAGAAGATGCCAGGGGGGGGGGGGGCAGAGGCTGCGTTGTCTTACTACCGCCGCTGCTCTCAGGCAAGCCGTAAGGGCCGCATGTTCGACGATCTGCTTCATGAGGCCCGTCAGTGGGTGCGGTTCCGTTCGTGCAGCGGTGGACGCCGTAAAGCAGCACGTTCGCGCCAGGGGAGTCTGCTGTGAGCACATCTGAGAATGTCATTCAGGTACTTGACAGGCATTACCGCGATCCCCGTGGCGTGGTGGTGCACGTCACGGGGTATGACCGGGAAAAGTCACAGGTAATTTTCTTACGCGCCGGATACGAGCATGAGTGTATGCGCCCGGTCTGGCAATTCCAACAGTTTTTTAAGAGGGTTGATGATGGCCCGCATCAGAACCATAAAGCCTGAATTCTGGACAGATGAAAAGGTCGTTGAGTGCTCTTTTGAGGCGCGACTGATGTTCATCGGTATGTTTAATTTTGCAGACGATAAAGGAAACCTGGTTCGCTCCCCAAAACGTATCAAGATGCAGATTTTCCCGGCGGACATGATCGACTGTGAACCGCTGATAAAAGAACTGTCATGTGTCGGATTACTCCGTGAGTACTCAGTGAATGGTGTTGACTATATCCACATCGAAGGCTTTTCGAAACATCAGAAGATAAACCGCCCGTCTGCCACAACCATACCTGCTCCGGGAGTGCTTAATGACGACTCAGTGAAAGAGTCCGGGCTGGATGGTGGCTGCTCACTGAATGGATGCCCGACTGAGCATACCGACTCAATGAGTACTGATGAATCACTCCGTGAGCACTCAGTGAGTACTCATATCGGACTCACTGACGGAAAGGAAGGGAAGGGAAGGGAGAAGGAAGGGAATAAAAACACTGTGTCCGATTCGGATCGGACTGGCGGTGATCCGGATTTCGACGATTTGCCTGCACAAGCCGAACTGGAGCCTGCGTCGGATGACGGCATGCATCCGGACAAACCCGATCCGGTCTCTGAGGCCTTCGAGAATATTTTCTGGGGTGCAGGGCTCCGCAAGGACGCCAAGGTGAAGGCCAGAACGGCCTTTGGCACGAAGTTCAGGGCGTGGCGTGCGGTGTCGAAGGGGACGCCGGGCGAGTTTGCGTCGATGCTGGCGCAGGATATCAAGTCCCGCCTGGCCGTTCAGCAGCTGGGGATAGACCGCATGCTGCCGACCTCGTACCTGAACGGCGAGCGCTGGAACGATGAACTCAGAACTGAGCAGACTCAGACACAACGGGGGGCCGGAGGAGCCAACCGGCCCTACGCCTACCAGGACACCGAGAGTTCCGAAGTTTTCCTGAACTTCGATGCCCTGCGTTCCGACAGTGGCGGGCGGAGGCTGTGACATGCGACAGCGACTTAAGCGTGCCCTGGTGGCCGGATACAACCATGGGTGGCTGGGAATGGATTTTGTGATGTGGTGTTTTGATAAATTTGATTTGCGGAGCGTGTGAATTATGACACCGGCTGAACTCTCAGAAAAACTCTGGAATAGCGCCGACCGGGTGGCGAAATACCTGCTGCCAAACGGCCACAGGGAGGCTAACGAGTGGTGTGTGGGCAGCGTCAGCGGCGAGGAAGGCAAGAGCCTCAAAATTAACCTGGCGGGTAAAAAGACCTGGGCTGACTTCGCCAGCGGCGACAGTGGTGACCTGCTGGATTTATGGGTGCTGGTGCGCAACTGCGGTCTGCACGAAGCTATGCGGGAAGCGAAAGAATTTCTCGGGCTGAAGGATGACGATCATCATTTCACCGCCAAAAAACAGACCTTTGCCCGTCCCAAAAAGCAGGGTGTGAAAAAAGCGTCGCAGTGCTATGAGTACCTGGCCTCACGCGGTATTACTCAGCAGACCGCTGAGCGATTCAGGATCAGCGATGCCGTAGTCTGGTATGGCGACGAAAAGCGCGAGCTTCCTGCACTGGCATTTCCGTATATCCGCAATGGCGAGCTGCTGCAGGTCAAGCGCATCAGCACCGAACGGCCGGGCGGAAAAAAAGTGATCATGGCCGAAGCCAACTGCGAGCCCTGCCTGTTCGGTTGGCAGGCTCTGGACCCGAAACAGCGGCTGCTCATCCTCTGCGAGGGTGAGATTGACTGCATGAGCTATGCGCAGCTGGGTTACCCGGCCCTGTCGGTTCCGTTCGGTGGCGGAAAGGGGGCTAAACAGCAGTGGATTGAGTACGAATATCATAATCTCGACCGTTTCGATGAAATTCTGCTCAGCCTCGACAACGACGATGTCGGGCGGGAAGCAGCCAGAGATATTGCCCGCCGCTTGGGGGAGCACCGCTGTCGCCTGGTTGAGCTTCCGTACAAAGACATCAACGAGTGCCTCACAAAAGGCGTCAGCGATGATGATATTTTTGGCTATCTGGAGCGATCAACCTACTTCGACCCCAGTGAGCTCTGCTCGGCATCCGATCTGCTGCAGGAAACCATCGACGCCTTCGAACACCGTGATGCCGGGCTTTTTACAACACCCTGGACCTCGCTGAATTACAATTTTAAATTTCGCGCTTCGGAGCTGACGCTGGTGAATGGCGTCAACGGGCACGGTAAAACGGAGCTGGTGGGCCATATCGCCATTGAAGCCATGGCACAGAACACGCGCGCCTGCATCGCTTCTCTGGAGCTCAAGCCGGGTAAGATGCTGGCTCGCCTGACACGGCAGGCCATCTGTACGGCAACGCCAACACCACAAGAGATTACGCTCTGTAATGCCTGGTTCAGCGAGAACCTCTGGGTATTCAAGCTTACCGGTACAGCCAAAGCCGACCGCCTCCTTGAAATCTTTGCTTATGCCCGCAGGCGGTATGGCATCGAGCTGTTCATCATCGATAACCTGGCAAAGTGTGGCTTTGATGAAGAAGATGCCTCCGGGCAGAAGGCATTTATTGATGCCCTGTGTGACTTCAAGAACGAGCATAACTGCCATGTCATTCTGGTTACACACGCCCGTAAAACCGACGAGTCGGTACCCACTGGCAAAATGGACGTCAAAGGCACCGGTGCTCTGACCGATATGCCCGATAACGTAATGTCGGTCTGGCGCAACATCCCGCGTGAAATGGCGCAGCGCAAGCTTGATAAGCAGGGGCCGCAGGGTTTGGATGAGAGGGAGAAACGCGCCCTGGATATGCCACCGTCGATTATTCGTCTGCTCAAGCAACGTGAAGGTGAGGGATGGATTGGCGATATAGGCACCACCTTCGATCCCCGCTCACACCAGTTTCTGGAAAACGGGAAGTCAGCATTCAACTATCTTGCCGCCAAACCGCAAAGCGATATTGATGCGGACTGGGAAATGAACAACGTAACGAGGTGCGCATGAAACTGGAATCAGCACTGAAGTATTTCAATCCGAAAAGCCAGAGCTTCACCGACTCTTCACGCGCAACCGGAAGCGAATCACTGACCGGCACAGACCTGATGGGTGCCATCGGATTCTGCCAGTCTAAAGCACCGTTTGGGATTTCTGCTGTTCTGGCTAAATCGACGGGCAGCAACGAAGAGACCTTCCGTACCGTTGAGCAGCTCCTGCAGTATGCCCGTCGGAATGCACCAAAGCTTCTCCGGAAAGCGGCGGGTGCAAATCTTGGTCGCTGCTTGGTCATACTGTCAAAGCTGGCATTCGATGAATATTCACGCTCAGCCTCAACGACAGCACCATGCCGGCACTGTAAAGGGACCGGATTCCGGGAAGTTATGCGCGATGTTGTTAAGTATCCGGGTTATATCAGTGCTGTAGATGGTGAAGAAAAAATACCGCCACGCATTGAATCTGAACTGGTCAGAGAAAAATGCAGTCACTGTGATGGGAAGGGGTGGGAGTCTGCACGCTGCCGGTGTAACGGAACGGGCCGGGTACGGGATCTGGAAGCATCAAAGCGCGCAGGTGCGCCAGTAGACAAGGATTGTGAGCGCTGTTCACGCCGTGGATATCGCCGAATGCCTTCCAGTACTGCATTCAGGGCTATCAACGTGCTGGTGCCGGACCTCACTCAGTCGTCATGGTCACGGAACTGGAAGCCGTTCTTTGAGAAGCTGGTGGCGAAGTGTGAGATTGAAGAGAGCCATGCAGATGCAATATTCCGGCAGGCAACAAAATAATTGACTTTGCATAAAACTGGCGTATTCTGGCTAAATAGTGGCGGTTCTGTACTCATGCGCCACTCAACGATATTAAGAACCCGCCGTCGTGCGGGTTTTTGTGTTTCTGCACCACATAAAAGCGCATTCCCTGACGCCGGAGCCAGCGGGTACGCCCGGAAGGCATGGGATATATGAGAGTGCGCTTCTCTGCGGTGAATGCGTGCTATTTGTTAATAAATGTTTGCATTGCGCTGTTTTTGTTCACAATGTGCTATACCAGTTATTCCTACCGAAGCGGGAAAAACTGGCATGACTCTGAAGCTCGACAAAGGTTTACTCACCGGCGCTGTATTTGTAGAAATCCTCAGGCAGCACCCCGGCTTAAAAATCAGTTCATCCATGGTTGAAACTGTTCTGTCTGTGGCTGACGACATATGTGAAGCCTTCCCGGCTTCGGCAGAACCGATTGAGCACTTACCCGACACCAGCCTGAATCATACTCAGCACACAATGTATAAGCGTTGACGATGAGTTGAGCTACGTGGCGCTAATATTACACCGCTGCGGTGAATCCCCCTGTGCGGCGGGGCCCTTAATTTTCATTTGTTCAGCATGAAAGTCCTTGTAGGGCGGATCAGGTTATGTTGCTGCTGATCCACCGGGAGGCACCCGGCACCGCAGCGCTTATTTACTGCTAAACTGAATGGCTTAATCCGCCGTTAGCTTACTGGACAGAGCACTGGCTTTTTGATGCAGGGGACGGGGTTAAAATCCCTGACGGCGGTCCATTCAATTCTTCAAAATTACTTTTATTGACACTAAGTTGACATGGCAAGCGGTATAAAAAACCTGCTGCGATGAATCCCTCTATGCGACGGGGCTAAGCCAGAGTTTTCTGAAGGAACAACGGGCGGGCCAGATTCTGGCTTTTCTGACTCACCGGGAGGCACCCGGCTCGCAGCAACTTACTAGTCACAATTTAGGCAGCTAAGGCTCACCTTACGGTGGGCCTTTTTTATGCCCTGTGCAACATGATTATAAATAGTTAGGCGGCTAATCGATTGATCGTCCATAACGATCAATTGCTCCAAAACGATCTGTATAAACGATTATCAGGGCGCAGGCGGCCGGTGATAGTATTTCTGAGGCAAAAAAATCCCCGCCTCATAAGTCGTTAGCGAATGGTGAGGCGGGGTAGCCAGTATGGCCAACACCAGGGAAATCCGTTAAAAATAGTACCCCTTCAGGGGTATGAAATTAATTATTTCAGGACCTGAAATAAGTATTTATAAGATAATTTATTGTTCTGATTCAGGGTTCTTACGTCGTAAATGTAGTACCAGACTTAACTGGAGCTAACGGTTGTCATCCTTTTGCTAATGAGCAAATACTTATCAGACACAGCCAGGTCTGCTTCGGCAGGCCTTTTTTGTACCCAAAATTCGCCGGTTTAGCTCAGATGGCAGAGCGTAAGGACAGTTATCAGGCTACAGGATCAGTTTTATGCATTTCACTGTCTACACGCCTCGGCAGCACAAATGCGATCTCCAGAAATAACCTGATGAAAGCAACAAGCTCCTTCGCTTGTTCATGTGTCGCGCTCAGTTCATGGACCGCTTCGTTACCATTTATGCGGACGCGGTGCGCCCAGTCTTTCATGGACTCAGTGAGAATGCCGTCGTTTCTGGCCATCTCAATTCGGGACAGCAGGTTTCCTTTTTCATATCCCAGCTTCCTTAATGCCACCTCCATAACGCTACGACATCCAACGATGATGCGGGCTGGACTGCGATCACGCTGAACATCTTCCTGCAGCTCGATGAAGATTTCTCTTATTTCATCCGGGTACCAGGGGGAGCTATCTGGCATCTGTGGCTTAGGAAAAGAATCGATGACTTTGGGTGGCTCGCCGTTATAACGCCATTCACTCTGGGTGCCGGAGGTTTTACAAAGCTGGAGCTGGCCGTACCCACACGAAAATCTCACCAGAATAGGCGACTCGCATTCCGGACAGGTCGAAACACCAAATGCTTCAACCGGGGTGTCCTGAGAGTAAGACCGCACCTGTACAGATGGCCCGCTATTCACGGCCCCTGCCGGTGCAGGCTGACGGTGCCTGTATTCACTAATACTGTATAAACGAAAATTGACCTCGCGTGCGCAGTGAGGGCAAGTTTGTCTGAGGGTGAACATGTCAAATTCCTTATCTGAACTGGTCAGTGATTATGAAGGCTGCATAACTGATTCTGCAGTGGATTCTCTTGCTGCAATAGAGAAAAAATTCTCTCTGACGCAAGGGCGTCAGGGCTGGGATACTGCTGTAAAAGGACTCGCCATGGCGCTGATTATCGCTGAAAACCGCCGGCGCTTTCTTGAGACAGATTCAAAATAGCCAGTTGATTTATAACCCAAGCCACGATCAGCAACTTACCGCGCACCCTGCGCACGGCTGGCGCGTGGCTTTTTTCTTTTCCAACCGGTAAATGCCATGAATAAAAAATATCTGTATCTGGCGGGCGCAGCAGCTGTGTGCCTGCTGCTTCTGCACGCCTGCAGTCATGATGATTCGCCTGTTTCGGTTGCAGATGCACCGCCTGTTCAGCCGCCGGTAGTGGTTCAGAATCCTGCTCCTGTCGTGGTGCATGACAGCGACAACGGTGGATTTTTCTCAGGCCTGATGATGGGGCATCTGATGAGTGGTGGTAGCGGTTACAACCATCACACTACGGTCGTGCATCACTACAGCACACCGCGATATTTAGCACCGCGCTATTCCCGCTCTCGCACGGTGACGACCTACCGTTCAACCCGAGGCTATTACGGACGCAGACGTTAAGGAAAAAATGTGCACGCTCATCACGTTACCACTTCCGCATCTTACGGCGTTGCGGCGGGTTCATTCTTTATTGGCCTGCTGAACTACCTGACGCCTGAGCAGTGGAGCGCCATCGGCGTTCTGGCAGGTGCGGTCATCGCGCTCATCACCATGGTCGTTGATGCCTACTTCAAGCGGGCTAACGCCCGGGCTTACCGTGCCTGGCTGGATTCACATCAGGGTGCTGTATCGCCGGACGACATGCCGGGGAAATGATATGGCCAGAGTATCAAAAGGTCGCGTTGCCGTTGCCGCCGCTGCCTGTTCGGTCACGCTCATCATTAATATCATACTGTCTCATGACCTGGTGCGCACGAACCGGGCCGGGCTGGAGCTTATCGGCAATGCTGAGGGCTGCCGTCGCGACCCTTACACCTGCCCGGCAGGCATCATCACCGACGGGATTGGCAACACGCACGGCGTGAAGCCGGGCACACGAAAAACCGACCAGCAGATAGCACAGGATTGGGAAAAAAATATCCAGGCAGCTGAGGAATGCGTTAATCAGTACGCAGACGGTAAATCCCTGAGCGACGACACCTTCTCCGCCGTCACCTCCATCACGTTCAATGCCGGCTGCGCAGCAATGAAGAAATCCACACTTTTCGCGCTGCTGCGTCAGAGTGAGATAAGGCAGGCCTGTGATCAGTTCCCGCGCTGGGTTTATGGCGGCGGAAAGTTACTGCCCGGGCTCGTTCATCGCAGGGATCAAGAAAAGGCGCTTTGCCTGAAGGGGCTGGATGAATGATGAAATATCTCATCGCCGCGATGATGACCATTGTTCTGTCACTCGGATGGGCGGCCGATCATTACCACGATAAAGCCATCGCCTGGCGCACCACCGCACAGCAGTCTCAGCGGGTAGCCAGACAGCAGGCCGCCACCATCACCACCATGAACCAGCGCCAGCACCTGCTGGCCGAGCTCGACAAAACCCACACGGAGGCGCTCAGTGCTGCCGAATCTGAAAATGATGCTATGCGTCGCCAGCTTGCCGCTGGTACTCGCCGGATGTATGTCCACGCAAAATGTCCCGTGTCCGGTACCGGCACAACCACAGCAGCCAGCGGCCTGGTCAATGGAGCCGCCGTCGAACTCGCTGCAGATTCTCGACGAAACGTTCTCGACATCCGCGCCGGCATCATCCGTGACCAGGAAAAGCTGAAATATCTGCAGGAGTACGTGCGTACAGAATGTCTGAAATAACAACATTTATCTGCATTGCCAGTGGCCCGTCGCTGACCGCCGGTGACTGCCGCCTGGCGACAGCATCCGGACATCCTGTCATCGTCGTTAACTCCTGCATCAGCCTCGCTCCGGATTGCGATCATCTTTTTGCCGCCGACTGCAGCTGGTGGGACAAATATCACAGCACGCTGAAGACCCGGGCTCAGTGCTGGACGGTAAGCGGCCGGGCGCACCTGCGCTACGGCGTGAACCTGTTCCGGCCGCCCGATAACGACTCCTTCAACTCTGGCCAGCGTGCCATGCAGCTGGCGGCACATCTCGGTGCTGAGCGGATCATTCTGCTGGGCTACGACTGCTCGCTGGCAAACGGCACCCACTGGCACGGTGAACACCCGGACGGTCTGAAGAATCCAGACAGCGAAAGCATCCGGCGCTGGCAAAGTGAATTTCAGCGTCTGGCCGACAGTCTGCCATCTGTCAGCATCATCAACTGTTCGCGCCACACGTCGCTGACCCGGTTCCCTCGCGCGGCACCCGAAGAGGTTTTATGACGCAGTATTATTTTCAGGGAATGTATGGGCTGGGCGATTCCATCTACCAGCGCCCGTTCCTGCGACATTTTCCCGGCGCTTACGTCCGCACCTGCTGGCCGGAGCTGTATCGGGGCCTCGGTATAAAGTGCGTGCGCAGCGGAACACATCTCCGCACACAGGAAAAAAACGAGCTCCGCACCCGGTACGCATATCACCCGGCCCCGCGCGGCGGCGTAATAAAGCGCATTGGCTACGGTCCGAACGACCTTGCCAGTGGTGGCATTATCCCGGCATTCCGGCGTCAGTTTGGCGTCAGCGGCCCGCTGCTGTTCGACCTGCCGCAGTTTAATGACCTGCATCCGCGCGTACCGGTTGATAAACCCGTCGCCATTATCCGGCCGGCCACCCTGCGCACGGAGT